GTTTATTGCAACCACAAAGTAATTAAGGAATAAGTTATGGCAAGAAATTATTTTCCAATGAAAACAGGCCATGCTGCATCTGATGAGTATTTCAAGCATGTTGCGTTATGGTACGATAGTGATATGCTTAAAACCTTTATTCATGGTACCTTATTTGGAATATTACTCACATTAATGATTATTATATTTACGATTTAGCTTGACATTAGATAGGATTAGTGTTAATATTAGTTAACTTGAATGATATAGAAAATATATAATGAACAGATATTTTAAAATTGCTATAATAGCTGTTATGCCCTGCTTGGTTACAACACAATCTATTAATGCCCAAAAATTTGAACTTTTGGAAAAAGATATAGAATGCCTGGCTAAGAATATGTATTATGAATCTCGCAACCAAGGTGTTGCGGGTCAATTAGCTGTTTCTGCGGTTGTTTTAAATCGTGTTAATGATAATAGATTTCCCGATACGATATGCGAAGTTGTAAAACAGGGCCCAACAAGAGCAAGTTGGAAAGATCCTAAGATTAAGATCCCTGTTAAACACAGGTGTCAGTTCTCCTGGTATTGCGATGGTAAGAGTGATAATCCAAAACAGATAGAAACTTACGAACGTTTTCTCGATATATCAGAAGCAATTTTGTCTAACGAAATTCCTTTTATTGATATCACAGATGGAGCGACATTCTATCATGCAGATTATGTAATACCCTCATGGGCCGAGACAAAACTAAAGACCATTGAAATTGAAGATCATATTTTTTATAGGTGGGAAAAATGATGACATTTGACGAATATCAAGAATTCGCACGTTCAACAGTAATGTATCCAGAAGATGTAAAGGTTGTTTATCCCACACTTGGATTGTGCGGTGAAGCTGGCGAGGTTGCAGAGAAGATTAAGAAACATATGCGCGATGGCAATTCTATGGTCGGCGTTGGACTTGAACTAGGTGATGTGTTATGGTATATCTCTGCACTTGCAGATGATCTTGGCATAACTTTAGAAGAAATTGCTCAGGCAAATGTAGATAAACTTGCTAGTCGTATGAAACGTGGAAAGCTTGGCGGCAGTGGAGATGAAAGATGACTGATAAAGATTATGTTGTTGTTACTGCTATTTCATCGCATCGTGTAAGATATGTAATGCATCGTGATGATTTGCAGAAATTGAATCCCGACTTATCAGTCGATAGTATTCAATGGGCAAACGATACAGTTTCCGCAGACGAGTGCAATGAGTTTTCACAGGAGTACATGGGAGAATATATTGTTGACACTGTTGAAATGAATGAAGCCGATATGCTTGATCTATTTGATAAAGATAATGATTATCTTATTGAATGGACGAAAGATCAAAAAATTGAATTAGTACGAAGAAATGGTGTTACTGATGAGTAAATTTTATGATCATAAAGGCTTAAAATTTATTCTTGGTCCATGCTTACTAGAATCGTATGATCATGCATGTAAGATGATTGACGCAATTTCATCTATTATGGATTCTCATAGTGTAGAATGGATATACAAGACAAGTTTTGATAAAGCGAATCGCACTAGTTGGAGATCGACTAGGGGTTTAGGATTTGATGATGCGTTTTATATCTTCAATGATATTAAACAGAAATATCCTCAACTTGAAGTCCTTACGGATGTTCATGAACCGTGGCAGTGTGACGTTGTTAATGTTGATATAATTCAGATACCAGCATTTCTATGTAGACAAACAGACTTGTTAGATGCTGCTGCTAAATCTGGTAAACCAGTGAACGTGAAGAAAGGTCAATTCCTTTCTCCTAATGAAATGATTCATGTTGTAGAGAAGCTTGAGCATTTCGGTGCTAAAGAGATACTTCTAACAGAACGAGGGACAACGTTTGGGTATAACAATCTTGTAGTAGATATGCGATCACTTCAAATCATGCATAATTTTGGTTATCCTATAGTGATAGATTGTACGCATAGTGTACAAACACCTGGTGGTCGTGATGACAAGTCTGGTGGTGATCGTCGCTTCGCTCCAACGCTTGCCTATGCTGCTTATGCTACTGATTTCTGTGATGCTATCTTTATGGAAGTTCATGACAATCCTGACGAAGCACCGTCAGATGGGCCCAATATGGTTGACATATCAGACTTGAATGGTATCGTAGAGAAGTTAAAAAGAATTGATGAATCGAATAACCCAGTTTGGAAAGCTGATCCCTGGGCCCAATTGCAAGTAGATTATGATAGGTTTGATGGATGATACAAGGTAAAGTTTGGGGTGAGACAGAAACACTTCTAGTTACACCTATGATTGAGGTGCATAGGATTATGATTAATCCTGGTGGATATTGTTCTATGCATAAGCATGAATTTAAATGGAACATGTTTTATCTTATATATGGTGAACTTGATATTCATGTCAGAAAAAATGATTATGATTTAGTAGATGTAACAAATTTAGCAGTGGGCAACTTTACAAGCGTTGCTCCAAATGAGTATCATATGTTCAAAGCAAGAGAAGGTCCTGCGACTGCTTTAGAAATTTATTATCTTGAGTCTATTTCAAAGGATATTATAAGAGAAACAGTAGGAGGATTAAAATAAATTGACATTAAATATATTGACACGAACAACATTTTCAGTTATAATAGAAAAATTAGTGTGTGAAAAGAAAATAAGTTATATGGATGCTATCGTACACTATTGTGAAAACAACGAATTGGAGGTAGAATCAGCAGCAAAATTAATTAACACGATCATCAAGTCTAAGATAGAATGTGAAGCACAAGAGTTAAACTTTTTACCAAAGACTGCTAAATTACCCTTATAAATAATATATTATATTATGAGTAAGTGGATAAGATACATACGCAACATACACAACATACGAGGTATACACTATGGCACAGAATTTTGCCGCACTACGTAAAGGTCGAAACAACTCTATTGATCGTTTGGTTCAAGAGAGTGAAAAACTTAACACACAAGCGACTAACAACAACCGTAAAGATGATCGGTTCTGGCAAGCTACTGTCGATAAGGCAGGTAATGGTTTTGCTGTAATTCGATTTCTTCCTGAAGCTCAAGGTGAAGATTTGCCTTGGGTTCGACTATTCTCGCATGGCTTTCAAGGCCCGGGCGGTTGGTATATTGAGAACTCATTGACTACATTGGATAAGAAAGATCCGTGTGGTGAAATCAATAGTCGGTTGTGGAATAACGGTACAGAAGCAGGTAAAGAGCAAGCACGTAAACAGAAGCGGCGCTTGCAATATATCTCTAATATCTATGTCGTTAAAGACTCAGCTAATCCTGAGAACGAGGGTAAAGTCTTTCTGTATAAGTTTGGTAAGAAGATTTTTGATAAATGCAAAGAAGCTATGCAGCCCGCATTTGAAGATGAAACTCCTATTAATCCTTTTGATTTTTATGAGGGTGCAGACTTCAAATTGAAGATTCGTCAAGTAGAAGGTTATCGAAATTATGATAAGTCTGAGTTCGATAGTTTGTCTGAATTTCTTGGCGGAGACGATGACGCATTAGAAGGCGTCTGGACGAAGCAACATTCTCTTCAAGAGTTTGTTGATCCTAGTCAATTCAAGTCTTATGCAGAACTAGAAACGCGATTAGTGCGAGTTCTTGGCTTGAATGGTTCTGTATCTACATCAAGTGTAGAACAGCCCGTAGTACAGGCACCGCCTGTATTGCGTGAAGTCAAAGCAGCTACAGTCGAAGAGGATGTTGACGAAAGTTTATCATTCTTTGAAGCATTGGCTGATGATGACCGATAGACATTTTAAACAGGACGCTGGACTCTGTGAAGCGGGATAAGGGATTGTACAGCGGGGCACCGTGATCACCTGAAGACGTGGAGAGTTATAAATGTCGGAGAATAGGGGACGCAATTACGTGTCCCCTATTTTTTATCTTGGCGTCTTTGGCCCCTTGGCATCGATAGTTTGGGCGATATTCGTCCGGGCCCCGGCGTTGAACGTAGGCGCGTCGGTTTTACTTTGGTTTATAACTACTGGGGCAGCTGCCTTGGCTGCTGCTGCTTTCGCGTCCTCGGCTGCTTTAGTTCTTGCGTCTAACTCTTTCTTGGTCAATACTCTACCAGTTTCAGCATCTAACCCAACTGTTTCTATTTTTTCACTTTTAGGATTATATTTTTGTGCTGAAGTAACTCCTAAACCACTTGCAATCTTAATACCTAGATCAGATACGCTCTCAGATACTCCACCTAGGAAACTGATATCCATCATTGAAGCCAAACCCTGTATCATATCATTAAGTAAGTTGCCAATTCTACCTTTGATATTATCCCAGGTAGGTAAGTCTGGCATCATTGCACTTAAATCAGGCCACTTTATTCCGCTAGAGCCACCCTTTTCATCTCCCCCACCAAACAATTTTGCAACCCACTTAACAATAGGATCAATATACTTGTTGTAAATTTCTTCAGCAAAATTTGTTATTTTTTTTAATTTATCTCCTACCCAATGTTCTATACCTTTAGATGTTTCACCTTCTTTTGCGCCAAACAATGTTCCTATCCAATTAACGATAGGCGCGATAGCTTTCTTATATATCCAACCACCAAAATCTGTAAACATAGACAAATAATTTTTAGCCAATATTATTAAAGCTGCCTTAGGATCACTAAACAAAGTCTTAAACCACTCAACAATAGGCGCGATAGCTTTCGTATAAATCCAGTCACCAAAATTTGTTAACATAGCTAAAGAATCTTTGGCCAAATTTACTAAACCATCTTTAACGTTAACAAACAAAGTTCCAAACCACTCGACAACAGGCCCAATGGTTTTCCCATATACCCAATTACCGAAATTTGTTAACATAGTTAAAGAATCTTTCACCAAATTTACTAAAGTATCTTTAACGTTACCAAACAAAGACCCAAACCAATCAACAATGCCTTGAAATGTGTCCTTAATCGTAGTAGTAATATTGAACCAAGTTACATTTATCCAAAAAATAAAATCATCATACAGGTCTGTGAAAAATTTCGAAATAGAACCATAGACAGAATCAGTTTTACTCATTCCAAATATAGTGGCAATGGTGTTGTAAACCAGAGTAACCATATTATCTAGTGCTTCTCCTAAATATGTACCGATAGAACTAAAGAATGTTTTGATTCCTTCCCACCATTTTCCTTCACTGAAAAGTGCAAAAGATTCTTTAAGGCCTGTAAAGAGCTTTTTAAGACTTTCCCAACTTTTTAAAATGTGATCTTTGAAAAGTATACCTATTGGTTTTACGTAATCCGTCCACAGTTTTTTCATCGCTGGTACTAGATCGTCAAGGAGAAACTTTTTAATTTTTGTCCACTGTTCACCATCCATAAACAGTAATATTGCAACTAATGCCGCACTAAGCGCCGCCATCGCCACCTTGAACCAGCTAAAACCTCCTTTTTCCTCTCTATGTTCTAGAACATTTTCCTTTTCTTTACCCTTACCGCCCCTACCAGCTTCTCTCATTTTCTCAAGTTCGAAGCCTCTTTGCCTTGCGGTCGCTGAAGCTTCTGCTTGAGCCAAATCATACATCTTTTCCATGGTATTATGGATAGACTCCAACATATCTTCACTGCTAAGAGCTACCTTTACGCCAGCAAGGATATCTAGTTTCATTAAAGCTTCTTGTTTCGATGCTTTCTCCGCGCGATCTCGTTCTGCGTTCTGAAACGGAATAGTGTTTATGAGAAAGTCTTTTGCTCTTTGCATCATTCGCAAACTCGTTCCTTGAACGCCGCGAGCAATGCTTGTTAGTAATTCTTGTTGTTGTGTCTGATATTCACGCTGGAAGCCAGAATTCTTGATGGCCTCTGCGTTTTCATTAAAGAAAGTATCAAAATGTTGGTCCATAGTCTCGGAAGCAGCAGCAGCTTCTTTATTCGACTTCTTCATCGTATCAATAAGGTTTGAAATTCCTGAGCTTTCTGATTCTGGCATTATTTCTTACCTTTAGGAAGAGATGCTCCAGGCTTACCAACATATAACCCAAAGAATGCTGCACCAGCGCCTACAATAGTAGATATGAACATGGCTTGTGCATTCGTGGGAACTGCTAAATTCATAAACCATTGCACAGATGCATAGAATGCCCAACAATATGAGAGCATGACTAGTCGCGGAATTACACGAAACTTATCTAACATACCAGCAATCTTGTTCGACCACGTGGGAGCATCATCTCCACGCTCAGGAACAAGATCAGCTTTCAGAAGTTCATATTCTTTTGTAGTCTCTGTTATTTTTACTGTTTCGGCCTCAGCCATATCATTATCCTTGTTTTTTTTGTCTTTCTTCTTCTTCTTCTAGATGCTGCAACAATAATGCAATGTAGATATCTCTTTCATATGGTAACATATTATCTAGTTCTGTCAATGAATATTTATGATGTTGCATCAATGAAAAATTAGTTCTGTAATGATTTTCTAGCGATTCATGACTGAGGCTCAGGTAAAAAAATTAGACAATCCTTCTAATACAACAGATTCTTCTACACCGCAACCTCCACATTTCCATTTCACTTCATGTGTCAGTTTAGGCATATTAACGAAAAATTCTGAGATTTTTTCGAACTGTGCCTGGTTCAGAGATTCTACCCATTCACGTGCCTCTTCTTTTGTGAAATCATTATACACATCTTCCTTATCATAGATATAATCAACCGAATCTGTCAACAGTTCAAACATGAAGGAAACATTTTGTTCTTTTTCTTCATTATTTGCCATATCATGAAAAGTAGGATACTTCAAAACTACACCAATATCATCTGTTATTTGTATCTTTTTATCTATAGTAATCACAGGTGGAGCAATATCATCTAGATTAATATTAATCTCAGTTTTAAATTCACACTTATTTTCTAGTGTGCCTGAAGGATTAGATATTCCTTGATGACCTAACTTAACAGCAATAGATTCACCCACACTTTTTGATCTAAGTTTGAGAAAAAGATATTCAATATCAAATGGTGTCAAGCTGCCAACTATAATATCGGGAGTAGTAATACATTCAGACAAAACTTTAGCAACAGCTAA